CGTTCTTGAGGTAATCAGAGATGAAAGGTGTGTAACCATCTATAGGGGTAAACCCTACCCCCATCACAGCATCTCGGGTGGCTAAACGAAACCTCAACGTGTTGACTAGCGTAGCGTCACCCAAATATTCATCCAACCAAGCACCAATATTGATCCCCGCAGGATCAGGAAACCCATATTCGAACCCTTCAAGGATGGTTTGGTTGTTAGAAAACTGAGTGTATGTCTTGAAATCTACCCTAGTTCGGGTGTCTGGAAAGATGAAGCTCTTGCCAGTGAAGCCATTTTGCATGGAGAAGTTGATATAACCATCCATGCTTTTGGTCTTCTTCTTCATCTCCCGAGGCATCATCTCCCATATCGCAGCTTGCTGCACCTTAATGGAGGTGTCCTCATTTTGACTAAAGCATACCACATGACCGTCCCGGCTTTCCGTCACAGCTTCCATCACTATCTTTGCAAAACCAGTGGTCTTGCCAGACCTGTTTCCCCCGAGAGCCAAACACTCGTTATGGGTGTTCAATCCATTGCGGATGCGTTCCCAACCAGGTAGATCAAACCCGTAACGGATGGGATCGTTGACACTTGCCTCTATACGCCCCTCATGTGCCTTGTGAAGCTGTTTTAGCAGCGGGAGGTTATGATCGTATAGCCAAACTATCTCCTCCGCTGTAGGGGCTTCTAGGAAGGGATGTTCTGTAAAACTAATCATCTATCCAATCAATTCTCTGCAACTCTTGTTGAGACTTCTTCGCAACAAGGGCCAACAACACCGCTAGGTTTTCTTGGAAATGTTCACTATCCACTTTATTAAAGATGTCGTATTCAAACCCATTGTCAGTGATGGAAGCCACCATCACGGTTTCCCATTCCGGGATAATGGTTTCCAAGGACTTCTCAACAAGCTGCATGTTCTTGTTCATATTACTCAATGATCCTTCTTATCCCATGCCTGATTGGTGTAACCCGAAATGGGCTACGCTCAATGGTGGAGGAAGTGGGAGTTGCACCCACGTCCGGAAAGGACACTGCCTCTTCCGTCGAATCTATGTTCCCCCCGAAAATTCGTTCCCAGCCCCGATCGTATGCATCCCTATCGGTGGTCCTGTCTCTGTCGCCTTTACCGTTCATCTTGTTTTGGGGTTGATAAATGTTGCTTAGAAATAAACCTTATTAAATAATCCATAAAATACGCTCCGGCTTCTTCTCCCTCCAAACCTAAATATTCCAAACAAGAATAAACCGCGTGATAACACTCATGTGCATAGGTATCCAATGTGTTCCATGATAATGGTTCTTTAACAAAGATTCCCTGGACGATGCCTTGATCCACTCTGAAGCCTGATGTGTTTTGGCACCCATCCATGTTTCCAACTTGTTTTCTTATCTTCTTCTCAATGCCACCTTCGGCTACCATGGTTCTTACAAAGTCATCAAAATTGCCACCGCCACCTTGCACAACAAACACCACTGGGTATATATCATTTCTCAAGGTTATCGTGAATGAAGTTCCTTTGTCAGTCATTGTTCAGATCTACTACCTCTGCCGGAACAACATCTTTTGCCATTTGATTTCGAGCTTGTTCCATGAGTTTTTTGTAGTCGTCGTCTGTCCACACCTTCTCCTCACGGCTGATACTCGTTGCCTCCCCCCGAGCCAGCATAGCTTCGCGGCTACTGTTGGCCTTAGCAATGGAGATGTCCTTGATGTCCTTGAAGGTGGGCTTTAGCTCACCACTATCCATGCCATCACGTACACTCTCAATCATGTCCTCCTCCAGGCTAGTTATGTTGAGGTAGGAGTAGGAGGCTAGCTTGCCCCCGAGTTCACGCCATTTGCCCAACTGATCAGCATAGGTGGAAATGATGCGTATCACCGTTGATCGGTCATACTTGTACTTCTTGACCAAGCAGGTTTGGGACTTCCCCTGAGAATGGAGGAATAGAATGTGGGCAGCCTTCTGCGGATCGTACCGCTCCAATAGCTTGACGTGTGGAGGAGCAGCAGCCTCAGCTCGACGGAGTTCGTCTTCAATGGATGCTAACAACTCGTGCTTTATGGCTGCTTTATCGTCCTCCACGATGGGAGAATACCAAATGGGGGCCATGAAGTCAACAAATTTTCGAAGGGCAGTTTATGAGTAGTAGTGACCGTGTCTCGCGGGAGTTGACTCCCCCCCCCCTTTGTTTTGTTTGGCTCGTCACTTTGGTCGATGTGAGGCGGTATATCATGCCGCGAAGCGGAAGGTATAAGCGAAGCGCACCTATAACGAGCGCAGCGAGTTCTATTATTGCGGCGGGCGGATACGGAAAAGCCGAAAGCGGTCGCGCGTGGGTGGCGTTTTCGCTTTCGGCTGGGGGATGGGTTCCGGCGTGGCTAGTATCCGAGGATGAGCAGCAGCAGGAAAAGGAGCGGCGCCAACAGTAGGCAAAGACCTACGATGAGGGCCGCAATGGCTTCTTCTTCCGGTGTCCGCCTCATTTCCAAGCCTCCCGGATGGCTACCCAAACAATGGCTTGCAACTCGAACCCAGCCAAGCCTTCACGCTCGGCGGCGGCTAGGTGTAACCGCTCAAGTCGGCGGTATTGAACCTCTGTCGGCGATTCCTGGCAGTCGGGCGGGGCTGGCAGTCGGGCAAGCTCTCCCGGCGGTACGAGTGCCGATCGCATCGCCCAGCAGTCGATTGTAACCCGGGCGGGATCTAGGCCACTGATTGCGGCGGCGAAGGCGTGGCATTTCGGCGATTTGTCGCTGATCGGGATACCTTCAAGGGCGGCCCACGCCTTCCTTCGGTTGGCGTGTGGCGTGCAGACTGTCACGCTCTCCTGGGGTTCTCCGGCGGCCCATGCCTTGGCTAGATGCTCGGCGTCCATGAGGTTTCGCTCCCAGCGGTTTCTGGGGCTGAGTGCCGCGATCACGTTTGCGGCGGCGTGGCGTGTGATCCCTACGCGGGCCGCTAGATTGGCGGCAAATTCTTGCGCCATGGGATACCATGCCAAGCCTTCGGCTCGTTGGCGGTCCGTGGCAACTCGAAGCCACGAGCGCAGCCGGGCCGCGATGGCCCGGTCTGATGTTTCGGAAAGGCGTCTCATTGTCCGGCCTCCTTTTCAAAGCTGGTAAGGGTCAACTTGCGGGTCGCATCCATAACGGCGGCGGCGGACTGGCGGACTAGGACGGCGGCGCCGTTTCTAACTACCTGGAAGTGGATATCCAAATAAGGGTTGTACCACACCTGCTCGGCCTTGGCCAAGCGGACCGAGTCGCGAAGCAACCCGATTGAAAAGGCGTGGACGTTTTTCTTACCGTCTCGAATGACCCGGTTGCGGCCCTTTTGGCTTACCTTCCAATCAACATCTTTAAGACAGACAGCGTTGGAGTGGGCTTTCACGATTCCATCTTGCATGATGGAAAAGCATTTGCTGGATAGGTTCCGGTACACTTTGACCGGGCGGTTCCGATCGAGTCGGTACCGGGGGTTTGAGCGGTTACGAAATCGCAACTCGCTGGTTCTGTATTCCGCCGGGGCGGTTGGTGTTGTGTTAGTCATCGTTTAAGAGAGTACCACTTTTTCCGCTCCTTGCCTATTCGTAATGTCACCTAATTTGGCCACTTTTTTTCTACGTAGTTTTGCCCATGTTCCACGTGGAACAATCGAATTTTGGCGTATAGGTAGTTTCACCTAGTCGCCTAGGTATTTTGGGTGGGTACGTAGGTATTAGGTAAAAATACCTAGGAGCCAGGTTTGGTCCGAAGGACCAGCACCCATCCGGTGGTCCACTAGGGGAGTGTGCTTGGGCATCACTGCTTTACTGTAAAATAACAAAGTGGAGGGTAGAGTTTGACAGATAGGGGAGTGTGCTTAGTGTGGTGGGGATGACTAACAAGTATACAGATGACTTCTCCCGCAAGTGGGAGTTTGATTACATAACCGACTTCGACAGTGTCGGGAACGACTACGTCGAAATAGAAAGGGTCTGGCAAGTTGTAAAACAGACCCAAGCATCCAAGGAGATGTTCGAGGTACATTTCGAT